ATGATTCAGTAAGTGTTCTAATGGTAACTATCTGAATACGTTATTTACTAAAGAACTTTCCTATCTTTTCAATTGATTTACTCGATAAAGTGCTTCCACTCATAAATTTATGCAGGTTAGGTTGTTTTACTTCTACTAACTTAGAAAAAGCGTTAAGGCTTAATTCGTGTTTTTGTAGGTATTGTTTAACCATTACCCGTGTTACTTCATTCGCTTCGCTTAATACTTGTGCTGCGTAATTCATAAGTTACCTAAAAAATCGTCAAAGTCTTTATTGCCATAACTTGGTTTTCCAGCTGTTGGCTTTGCTTGTTCCTGAACTGGTTTAAAACTTAGGCTTTGAAACTTACCTTTTTGTCCGTCTTTTACCCATGCTGAAACATAATACTCAACGCCACCTATCGTTGCTTTACCCTGATAATGCGGGTGCGTTTCCTTTTCTCTTTTGTCGTTAGTAAATAACGCTCCACTGTTGTCTCTCTTTTCCATTTTTACTTTGTTTTAATATATAACCTTTTAAATCTTTCAACCGAACAACAAAACTCTGTTATAGGGTTTGTTTCTTGTTGTCTTATAGTTTCGTACCACAGTTTGTCTTTTTTTAAATCTTTAATTTGTACTACTTGCTCTCGGGTCGTGTTTTTGTAGTAACCCATTACTTTTAAATCTTCCATTACCATAACCATTTTAAAAATGTCCATATCAATTTCAAGAATTTACGAATTAACCCATACTCATTTTGTTGAGTAGGAATGTTTATTGGCTCTTGAACTTTTACTTTTGTTGCTCGTGTTTTTGATTCAGCCCTTGCCTTAGCTTTTATTTCTGCTGGTATTTCTATATAATTCATATCAAATTGTAATTGAGGTTGCGTTTGTTTTCTTTGCATTTTTTGGAACTTTCTGTATTCATCAATTAATTTATTATTAACTTCTACATTTTCATTCCATTTATATATACCTAAATAATCTTTAAACACAATATTTTTCCTTAATAGCATTGTTGCTAATTGGTTTCCAGTACGATGTTTTTTTGTTATAGCATTTAGATTAGTAACACTACTATTATCTATTTGACTTTTCATGTCATTTAAGCAAATTATCCATTTTTTATTTGCTACTTTTTTATTTACATTCATAATTCATTTATTAAATTGTTATAATACTCTCTCGCTAACTCTATTCTTTCTTTAATTTGTTCTATTACACTTTCGTCTTTTGCTATTTTAAAGACTTTTACGCGCTTTTCTTTTGGTATGTGGTCAAAGTTATGTTTCGACTGAACAAAGTCCCTTACATCCAAACTTTCATCAATTAACCCTTGTTTCCAATGTTCGCGCCTTACCTCATCTTCTACGATCTGAAAAGGGGTATTGACTAAACAGTAACAAAGTAACGCTTCGTCTTTACCTGTTAACCACATATAACCTTGTAATTGATAGTAATAATCTTTGTTCGGACATTCGGTTTCAAAAAATGGAAAGGTTGTAGCATCCCAACTTGATTTAACATCTAAAAGAATTTCATTTGTGTTTACATCGGGTTTTCCAGTTATCCATTCATTTGTTATTCTTTCCTCGTTTTTAAAAATACCTTTTAAACCTAAAACATTTTCAACAAGTTTAATTGATTTTGGCTCAACCTCATTACCTTTGTCAGTGTACCTACTCCAGAACTCTTTACGGATTCCGTATTTATGTTCAATAGCAAGTTCCTGAATGTAGGTCTTTGTAGTTTTAGATAAGACCTCACCCTTTGTTTTGGATGAAGTCATTATGCGGCCTAATTGTGATGCTCTTATTTTCATAACAATAAAAGTGCTTTTTGTTGAACTTCATTTAATTCAAACTTAGCTTGTAGCTCTTCGGCTGTAAATTCACCTGCTCTTATTGCTTCTACTGCTTTTAAAAAACGTTCACCTTGTATCGTAGGCTTTTTAACTTCCGTGTTTTTAGATTCTTCTTTCTTGTTATCTTTTGAATCAGGGTCGCTTTCCGTTTCGTCAATTAAGAATAAACCATTTAAAGCGTATTTACGAGCGTAACTTGAAGCTGTGCCAGTACATTGTTCACTTGACATTCCTTTGTGTTCACCAAGCTCTGCCCACCCTAAAACTTCTGCTATCCCGTCATCGGTTTTTAAAGTTGCCGTTGCTTTTAAAAATAGCTTGTTGCCTACTTGTTCAATACTATCACTAAGTCTTAAAACTGCTCCGTGTTTTAGTAAAATAGGTTTAACGGATTCTAAGATTTGTTCAGCACTACGATACTTATAATTACCGAACTTGTTTAAACTTCCTTTTGGACATTTTAATTCTGCCTGAATTTCTAATAACTTTTTCATAATATAAAATTTAATTGTTTGACAAATATAATTATATTTTCTAATATAATACTAAAAAATAAAAAAAATTATAAAAATTTTCTTAATCCAGCAGCACATCGTTCAATGCTGTTTGCTCGTTCCTGAAGGCTTTGTATTTGTTCAGCGATAGTTTGCTTACAATCACTTGTAAAATAACCGTTAGACGTAGCTATTAAAGGGATGATGCCATTTGTACGAATGTAGTTAACCATTTTACGTAAACGCGGACCATTCATTTTAGTTTTATAACCTTTCGTGTTTAGGTATTCGTTCATTCGGGTTACTATTAACTCCGACTTAATTGGATTCGCCTTTTTGTAGTTTCGGAATCCGTGAACAACAATAGGCAGAATCTCCATTTCTTCGCTTGTGAGTTCGTGTGTAAACTCTTCAAAATTTGTTACGCTCATAATTTAAATTTTAATTGTTGATTCAAAAGTAACTATATTTTTTAATATAACTCTAATTGTTTAATCTTTTTTTTATAGATGTTAATTAATTCTTTGAGTTCGTCTTTTGTAAACTTCCGTGTTTTATGACCTTCCGCTTCCAAAAGTGTTAATTGTTCCTCTCCTATCTTGTTAATTAATCCTTTGCGATATTCAATTAGATTGCCTGAAAGATACGTATTGCAGTGTTCGCATTGAAGATGAACATTCAGCTCGTTAAAGCGAACGTTCCAATGGTTGTTAGCGTTGAAGTAATGACCTGCGTTTTCTTTTAATGGTTTCTTTTGACAGCTTATACAAACTTGACCTTTATCCCTTAGTCGAATATATTTGTTAAATATTATTTGAGTAGCTTTTATTAGTTCCTGAACAGTCTCTAAATCGTTTTTCATTTTAGCTTTCGTCTTTTTCCAAGTCTTTTCCTTTTCGGATTCTACCCAAACACGGACGCATTCATCGTTTAAGCAGTATTTCATGTTGAAGCGGATAGGCTCAAACTTTTCTTTGCAGTTTTTACACCTCATATTAATTCGTTTAATGCTTTTTGATATGCTAAATGTGCTTCATATTCTGTTTTAAATAAACCTATGTGTTTTTTTTTGCCGTTAATACTTATTTGTGCCAAATATCCTGTATAAATATTATATTTAGTTTTTCTTTTTTGTAAATAAACGCCAGTATAATTTTTATTATTTTTTTTAGATTTTGAAACATTAAACCTATGTTTAACTATTTGTAAATTCTCAACTCTATTGTCTAATTTATTATTGTTTATATGGTCTATAACTAATTCATGACCACAAGGAATATGATTTAAAAATGTAATCGCAACTAATTGATGACAATATATTCTTTTTTGTTTTTTGTCTTTACACAAGCAATACCTAAAATAACCATTTAATAAACTTGGTTTTAATATTGTTTCTTTTTTAAATTTTAAACTTTTAACAATACCATTATTACTTACCTGATATAAACCTTCATATCCTGGCACATCTTTCCATATTTCATTCATATTTCAATATCTTTTATTTTTAATTGTGATTGTAAATCTTTATTTTTAAACTTTTCTTCCTGTAGCAATCGTTCTAAACGAAAACACGATTGAACTGCTGCCCTGTATTCTTTCTCCATCGTTGCATAAACTAAACTTATTTCTTGAAGGTCTGCTAAAGTTCTTTCCATTGAATCGATTATGTCTTTTCGATTAGGGTGGTTCGTCTTTATTTCCTCTAAACTTATTTTAACTTTTAAGAAAGTAGTTTGTATTCCTACTTTGGCTGATATAATATTCAATTCGTCCATTTATTCGTGTTTTTGCTTGTTATAATAATCAAAAAGGAACATCGCCTTTACTTTGTTTCATCTTTTCGCTAAAAGAAAGTAATTCTTTTCCGTTAACTATATCAGGTTCAATCAAAGGTAGTTGTTTAGCTGGAAAACTATTTGACATTTTAGGTCTTACATTTTGTAATGGGTCAACTCCATTAACTTTAAATCCTAATCCTGAATTAAAATCAAACATAATAGGGTCATTCAATGCAGTATGTTTACCGCCTGTATCCATATCTTTTACTTTCTCAACGTTTACCCAAGTGCAATACTTCATTAATTCGTGTTTTACTAACCTATGAATAACAAATAAGTCATCACAGCGATTAGAAAAAGCTTTACCGCCTTCGATATGGTCTTTTAATGGTGCTTTTAAATGTCCTTTATATTCGCCTTCTTGGTAAATATTACCAGTTCTACCGCTTTCGCTGTTTGGATGCGTGTTTATGTATATCGTAACTCCAAACTTATTGCAGAAATCACGGCATGAATTTAAGAAATTGTAATTAGATTGAAAATCCATTTGCCTATCTAATCCAGTAAATGGGTCAATTAACGCTACGTTGCATTCACTTTCTTCAAATAACTTCAATAACTCATTTGGCTTGTAAAGATTTTTATTGCTTATGAATTTAAACTGCTGTTCAAGTATTGTTATTCCTGAATTTATTTGTTGATAGGTTAAATCCTTAAATCTTATTCCATAATACATCTGAAGCAAGTCACGTAATATTGTAGCTTTCTTATTTTCACCGCTCCAAATGCAAAACTTTAAATCGTGTTTAAGTGCCAACGTAAGAAAATACCAATTAATCCAATATGTTTTACCAACGTTATCGTGTCCGAGAATTATGTTTAGTTGGTTAGGTTTAAATCTAATGTATTCATCTAAATCGCAACCTATCATTAATCCGTCTTTTATTTTGCCGTCTTTGTAGTCAAGTAAATATTGTAGGCAATCGCCTTCTTGTGTTATCATTGTTTAGGTTTTAGGAATCCGAGTTTAATTGCTTTCAGTTCTTCAGGTGAAATACCTTCCGTTTGTTTAGGTTGGTTTCTATTTAACCAATTTTTAGCTGTCAAATATAAAGAACTAAATTTTTTATTTTGAGAATAATTTTCAATCTGGTCTAAAATATCATCAACTTGTTGTTTAGTATAATCAATGCATAACTTATTAAATTCTTCAATTGAAATAGATAAATGTTTAAATGCTCTATATATATTTTCTTTATTATTATCATTATCATTCTTATTATCGGCTTTTTTGGGTTTTTCAAAAACCACTTGGGTTTTTTGGGTTTCAGTGGGTTTCTTTGGTCGACCA